CGGTTCCTACTCGTAGTCGGTGGAGCCGTCATAGCCCGGAGGGTTCCAGAACTGGTCCCGGCTAAAGGCAGGGTCTACCCGGTCAGTCAGTTGTCGAACCGTTGTGATGGAGGACTTACTGACACCACCGGCTGAGAAACCCAAGCCGGACTGTTTCTTGGCCTCGGCCTCAAGTGTGTCTGCGAGAGACAGGTAGTGGGTTTGGAGCATGGAGTATTTAGCATCCAAGGCACCAGAAATGTTGGTGTCCACTCTACGGCTGAACTTACTCGCAATAGCACGGCAAATGTAAGCAGAGGTGTAGTGGATGTTATCAGAGTTCTGAGAGAGAGCAAAAGTGATCTCATCATCATAAACTTGAATGTCTGCTTCATCGGTATCACCTACGAGGAAACGGACTGCGTTCTTTCGTCCGGACGCAGTGGTGGTCCCGAGGTCGTCAATGTCGTAGGTAAAATCTGACACTTAGCTTAACTCCATAGTAGCCCAAGGGCTGTTTCTCCAACGTCGAATGTGTCCTCTCTGCTTCTCTAGGATAGTAGAGGACTTGCACTTTTTAAGGCCGTATTCTTTGGCCGTCTTTGTGTGGAGCTTAACCTTGGAATTGATGGCCTTCACTACGAGGTGGAGTTCATCCACTGTGAGCTCATCTAAACCATCCCCAACGGTTGTTTGAATAGCCCCTTCTTTCGGAGGCTTTTGATTGAGTTCGCCACGGTTGAACTTCTGGGCAACGAGGGTCCAAGGGATACTCCGACGTTTCCAGTCAAAGTGTTCCCCCCGTTCCCATCGTTTCCCGGAAGCAGTGAAAGGGACCACGACAAAGTGATCCCAATCTACCTGAAACGGCAAAGTTGCGTAGTCGGGTGACATGGCAAAAAGCCTTATGCTACGATGCTTGCGAAGTAGAGACCCAAATCGCCACCGACAACCTTCATGTCGTAAGCCATCTTAACTTGGATCATCTCAGCAATCTGCTGACGACGGAGAGCCTCATCAGAGAAGGACTCAACAGTAATGCCAAGGTTGTTTACACCCGGCATGTTGTTCCAAGCAAAGGTCAAACCAGCTGCGGGGGTCATGAGACCAGCTGTAGAAGGTGTGTAGGTAAGCAGTGCAGCTTTACCACCGATGAAAGAGTTACTCTCAGCAGCACCGTCCGCAGCAGTGTTCTCTACAGCTTCCATGACGTAGAAGTTTTCTACTTCAAAGATTTCTGCAAGCTTGGCTTTCGTTACGAGAGCAGTGTTGCTAACCGTAGCACCACCATTCAAACGAGCCAGAACAGCAGGGTTGTTCACCAGTTCGTCGTAAACTTCACGGCCTACTACCATCGTGTTCGGACGGAAGCCACCGGAAACCAGCTGAATGGTACGGGAAGCAGTCGTCACGTCCTGAATAGGAGTAGAGGAAGCATCGTTCCACTGTAGAACTTCGTTGGTGGATGGAGTAGCAGAAACACCGGTCAGCTTGGAGGTCCAAACGTCTGCAAAGAAGTTACTTGCAAACTGCTTCTCACGGTGAATTAGGAGACGGTTAACGAGGGTCTGAGCACCAGCTGAACGAATGTCAAGTGCTGCGTCTTCGTTAGCCAAAGTCTGCTCATCGAAGTCCATACCCAAGCCGTAGACGTCTGCGGTGAAGGTAGTATTGGAAATCGACATACCGATACGTTCTACTTCGGTACGTGGGGACAGCTTCTTAACATCACCGGAACGGTTCATGTTGTCACGGTCATAGGTGTAGTAGTAGTCAGACTGCTTATCTACGCCAACGGTAGGGAAAACTTTGTCTGCGATGAAGTTATCCTGAGACTGTGCATAAGCAAGTGTCAGATTGGACAGTGGTGCATCAATATGCACACTAGATGGGGTCAGCAAAGGCATTGGTTATATTCTCCTATTATGCTGCTGCGTTGCCGCCGAGGAAGATTTCAACAGCACCCAAGGTGTCAACTGCTGCGTCTTCGACTGCGTAACCAACGATAATTTCACCGGCTGTGGCGGTAGCTGCTTTGCCGTCGGTGGTAGCTGCGACAGCATCACCTGCGGTAAGAGCTTCGCCAACGTAAACCAGAACCTGACCGGAACGAGCTACGGTAATAGCTTCACCAGCAGTAGCACCAGAGGTAATGGAAACGCCAACGGCTTTGGCACCATCTGCGGATTGATCGACTTGACCATCTGCGGCCAAATCTACGAAACGATGTTGCGAAACTGAGGAACCAGCTTCGTAAGTACGGTAATCACGGCCATGCATAGTAGCCATCTTTTACTCTCCTTTGTAGAGTTCTTTGATAAGTGCCTTACCTGCGTCCGTCTTAGCTACAGCTGCGTAAGCCTTGGCAAAAGAGGATTTCGGGAGGGCGTTTTCGTCCATGTGGTTTTTGACTAGAACGTCAAGCTTGTCCTTCGGAGAAGCCATGTCAGCTTCAACGGAGGCTTCGCCAACCTCGGACATGGAAGCCCCAATAGCTGCGTCCGCAGACTTAAGGGCCTCTAACATTGCGTCATCCTTGGCAACTGCCTTGAGGATGTTGGCCGCAACTTCGTTTTCAAAGTTAGGGAGGATTTCCGCAGCTTGCTTACGTAGCTCAATTTGCTGCTTTTCAATCTCCACTGCTTCGAGTGCTTTAAGGACGGGGGCAGGAATGTCTGACTTAGAAATCTTCTCTCCGTCCAATTCAATAAACTCAGGTGCCGGAGCAGCCTTCGTAATGGCTTCATCGGATACCGTGAAACCGTTGTCTTCTAGAGCTTTAGAGAGACGGTCATTCTCGGCCTTCAATGCATCTAACTCTGCGAGGAACTCTGATTCAGCCTTAGCAGCTTCATCGTCTTCCTTCTCTGCATCGTCTTCCTTCTCTGCGTCTTCGTCATCTTCCTTGTCTGCTTCCTCGGAATGCTCTGCTTTCTCTGCATCGTCTTCCTTTTCAGCTTCCTCGGACCCGAACAGCTCTGCTTGCTGTGCCTCGGGCATTTTAGACATTTCTTCTTCCGCCATCTTAATGGCGTCTTCCTCGGAGTGGCCTTCTTCCATATAGAAAGCTTGCCGTTCCTTTAGGTATTGGTCTTGCATTGGTGAATCCCTCTTTACAAGGCAAATTGTGGCGGCTTGGTTTGCTGGCCGATCTACCAAAGATAGTTCCTCCAACTCCAAGTCCATCAGTAGTGTGCTCATTCGATGGTCTCCCGTTTGGCTGTACCGCCGATAGAAAAGGCCCTAAGTTGGCCTGACTTAACCGATTCCCAGACTTCATCATCCTGCACCTTAAATGCGACGATCCATCCTTCACGGTCACTGTGAACCCCAAGGGAGTCCCCAATCTCTTTGGTTAGTGGGAGGCTGTGTACTACGAGGCCAATCTGACCCCCGGAATGCATAAGCTTTCCTACTCGTACATCCTCCATAAACTTATTTGCTGCAAGGACCATCGTATCAGCCGATATGACGTCCCCTTGCCGGTCTACTAAAGGCACTCCGTTCTCTGTGACTACAGAAGCCCAACCCCAGACTAGGCGTTGTTCTTCGTCTGCCTTAAGAATGGTCCCCTCTACAGGGGCCTTTTTGGAGCAAGCAAACAGGGCTGCGTTCTTTGCCCGTTCCGTATCCCCAGTCCGTTCAAGGACTGACTTGAACACTCTGTCAAACTTTGTCCGGTTCATGTTAGTACCCCGATTCGTGGACATAAAAGTCTCCCTTATGGGTTGTTTGCGTAGTCCTCTACGAGGATCATGTCGAAGTTTACGGAGACTTTCGTATTAGCAGCCCCGGAGATAACTCGGGTATCAAAGTCCGTCTTCTCAGGGAAAGCCAGAGGTAGGACAAAATCATAACGGTAGAAGTTAGACGCCATGCTTTTGTGAGCAATCCGGAAGGTCTGTCCTTCTGGTCTGTGCCAACCTTCGAACTCAAGGGCTTGGTCTTTAGTGCCAGAGACTGAAACTGCTGTGATGTAAGCAGTGTGTCCGGCTGGTACTGTGTAGACACCCATCAAGGTCTGGTTGTAAGCTGCGTCAATTTGGGCAACTACAGTCCCAACCCCAGAAGTAACCCTTGCCGTAATTACCCCGGCGTTATCCGTAGAGCCTTGGTAGATCATCCGGAAGACCCGGAGAAAGGTGCTGGTAGTAGAGACTGCTGTAAGCCCTGTGAGGGCCACTGTCTCAGTCTGGAGGACGTAGTTTTCGTCCAGCCCCTGAACTTCTACCGAACTGGTGTCAGCTGCACTTGTGGAAATTAGGTAAATGGTTTGAGCCGTAGCTAGTGCAGACCAAGGGTAGAGTCCACCAGCTGACCAGACGGACTGTTTAACTGTATCAGCCGCCGAGTTGTAGCCAAACTTAGAAGTGATGGAATGCCCTGAGACCTGCCCCTGAGATATGGACAGGGGACTGTCCTTAAACTGCTCCCTCTCGTACCTACTCACTTGCGACCCTTCCGGAGTACCTCGTTAATTTCAAGACGGGAAACCCCAATGTCTTGGAGCTCCCGGTCACTCATCCCCATTAAAGCTGAACGATCCTTGTTTAGCCGATTTCGAGACTCCCAGCTCTTGAACAGGCTGGACACTTGGTTTCTTAGGTTCATAGCTCAATTCCGCAATATCCATGAGGTCTTGAATAACCTCGGGGTGATCGTGCACTGTGATGTTTGCTTGGTTCAAGTTTCTCAGGAACCCGGAGATTTCCCGGAGGTCGTGAGGGGCAACGTCGGAAGCCTTGATTTTCGGCATAGTCTCAGGGGAGAGCCCGTTAAGCTCCCAAAGAGGTTTCACAAGCTGCTTGTTCAGAACATCGGTGATGGTCGTAATGTAGCTCTCCAAGGCCCGGAGATAAATGTCCGTCTTAGACTTGGACAATGCATACGAACCACCGGACTGTTGAGAACCAAGTAGCAGGAACTCAGAGAGGACGGACCGTGCAATGTCGTGCTGGTATCGGCTAATGATTGGGTCAATGGCGATGTTCCGGGAACCGGAGGAGCTCATTAACTCGATACTAACCAGAGGGTTGCTCGTAGGAGTCCCGTCTTTGTCCGGGTACATGTCGGAAGGAAGGATCAAGAAACCCTGTTCGTTGAACTTAACGTCCCGGAGGATGGTCTCGAACTCAGCTTTGATAGCTGCCTGTGTCTCGGTAGCATCTGAGGACAGGTACTCGGAAGGTAGGCGACCTACTGGAATACCAGCAAGTTCACGTTCAACCGCAATGGCCTCAATAGCCTGTATATTATTAAGGTACTCGTAAGAGGTGTACGCATTCCGGAGGATACTACGACCAGAAGGGTCCCCGTTAATCGTGTGAGTCTTGTAGTGGATAGACTTCGACTTGGGGATGAAGTTGTTTGTGGATCCGGGACGGGAGGTCGTCTGATAAACACCCAAAACGTCACCCGTCTTGTGGTCCACTTCGAACCGGTCAATAGTCCAAGGTGCTCGGGCTGCAATCTTCTTTACACCCAAACGACCATCCGGACGCCGGAAGTAGACAAGCTCAAACCACATAAACCCGTAGGACAAGAACGAAAGGCTCTCGGAGATATGGTCATCCAGAGAGTGATCCATGTTATCTAGAACAGACTCCAAGAAATCCACGCCTGCCTTAGCTTCGGGACTATCGTCTGCGGGCTTGACCCGTAGGTCCACGTCCCGGAGGATTTGCTCTGCGGAATAGAGGACAGCACCAATGGTAGAGTCATTCTCACGCATTTCCCGGAACTTCTTAATGGCCTTACGACCACGCAACTCCGGAAGGAACTCGTCTGCACGAATCCCACCGTTGTGGACATTATTGCCCGAAACGCCGAGCTCTTTGACTGCTTTTGTAGGGGAAAGGTTCTTTTTTGTCATTTTTCTACTCCCCTTTTAAGGGTCCTCTGTATCTCAAAAGGCCCTTATATGGCCCGGTAAAGCCCACTGAGGGGCCTTGGGTTTTTAGTGGCCCTAGTTACCTCAAACCCTGTGCAGAGCTGTAAGCAAGCCTTAGCTGGGGTTTGGCGTAGCCGTTAAGGGCCAAGTCAGTAATTGCCCACACCATAGCATCCAACCGGTCAGGGGAGCCCGTAGACCCCAAAGGGTCGCACTAGACCATTTGCTCCGCAAGGTCGTTAAGACCTCTGACATGGAACACCTTACCCTGTTACTACAGGGCAGACACCGGCTCGGCTCTGGCCATCCTGCCCCAAGAAGCAT